CGCAACGATGTGATGCTTAACGCTGGTCTGCTGGGTGGTACCCGCGCTGATGTGATGGCGTTCGCTCACGGCATCATCCGTCTTTACTACCGGATCGAGAGCTATCGCTTCTGGAAGAAAGAACAGGCTGGCGCCGCGGTGGGCGACATGCTGGCGTTCGGCATTGTTGCGAAGTCATTCGCTGACAGGCTGATCACTGGCCCTCTCGTGCATACCGTGTTTAAAACTGATGGCATCGGTAAGGAGGCCGCATGGTGGAAACACAAGTGAAGTTTGTTGTGGTTGGTCACCACTCGCGACATAAGCAAGCGTTGCGTCTGGCTGAATCCCTTGGTGCTTTCCTGCTAATTGATAACAGTGACCGTGGAGCGAACTGGAATCATCACCGCGCGCTGCAATGGGCTGCCGAGCAATCCAGCAGGGTAGTGGTGCTGGAGGACGACGCCCTGCCAGTCCGTGGATTTATGGATAAGGTTGCTGTCTGGCTGGCGAGGTTCCCGTGCCACATGCTGAGTTTTTATCTCGGTACCGGGCGGCCGCCACAGTATCAGATGCAGATTGCTGAGCGGCTAATAGTGGCTGATAAGACTCGCGCTGATTACATCACGCTGTCGAGACTCATTCACGGCGTTTGCTACAGCGTCCCGCCTGAGCATGTGCAGCGCGTGCTATCCCGCTGGGATAACAGCAAGCCCGCCGATTACGCCGTGGGTGATGCATGGGGTGGCTCAGTGATCTATCCGTGTTACTCGCTGGTGGACCATGCTGACGGCGAACCGGTTGAGCGTCACCCAGACTCAGCACCACGCACAGAACGCCGCCGGGCGTGGAGGTTGGCGTGAATAAAGAACCGCGTATCTACGGCAGCAAATGGGACAGAGAGCGTCTTGTCTTCCTCCGCGCACATCCTCTCTGTGTGATGTGCCGGGAGCAGGGAAGGGTGGCAGCAGCAACGGTTGTAGACCACATCATTCCGCACAAACTGAAAGAAGCTCTCCGATCTGGCGATGCGGCAGCGATAAGCAAAGCCCAGAAGCTCTTCTGGAGCCGCAGTAACTGGCAGGGCCTGTGCAAGCAGCATCATGATTCAACGAAGCAGAGGATGGAGAAGCGCGGCACTATCATCGGCTGTGATGAAAGCGGCCTTCCTCTTGATCCGACTTCGCACTGGTTCAAACGATAACATTTCTCATTCGTGAGCGGTCAGGGGAAGGGTGGGGTAAAAGTTCAGGACTAAGCCCCTGAATGACCGCCGCCCATCCTTTTTGTGCACAACCGCGAAATGAAAAGTTTTTTTCCGGGAGGTTCCGATGGCAGGACGACGCCCGAAACCGACCCACCTGAAAGTGGTAACCGGCAACCCGGGCAAACGCAAACTAAACGACAAAGAGCCCACACCTGCGCGAGAAATCCCAAGTCCACCCGAGCACCTCTCTGACTGGGGAAAGGTAGCCTGGGGAAAGCTAACCGTGCTACTCGATGGCATGGGGATTCTGACCATTGCCGATACGCTGGCGCTCGAACGTCTTTGTGATATTTACGCCGACATTCTGCAACTGCGTCTGACAATCGCCGACGAAGGGCGAACGTACACTGTGCAGACAGAGGGCGGTTTTTTGATTAAAGCAAACCCGGCGGTTGCCATGCTTGCCGACGCCGATCGTCGATTTAAAAGCTACCTGGTTGAATTCGGTCTCACTCCGGCCGCCAGAACGAAGGTGAAAGTGGATGGTGGAGAAAAAGAAGAAGACCCGCTCAACCAGTTCTTCGGTTGATCCCGCAACGCGATACGCCATGGATGTAGTTTCAGGTAAGGAAATCGCCGGACCGGATATTAGAAATGCCTGTAAACGACACCTTAAGGACCTTGAATCCTGTCATGCCCGGGGGATGTTTTGGGATACAGAAGCAGCGCAGCGCGCCATCGACTTTTTCGCGAAAGTGCTGAAGCTCAACGGCGGCGAGCATGAAGGTAATCCCTTTATCCTCCTGCCCTGGCAGTGTTTCATTGTTGGTTCGATTTTTGGGTGGAAAAACTCTGAAAACTACCGTCGTTTTCGCATGGTGTATGTCGAATCGGGTAAAGGCTCGGGGAAGTCACCGCTGGCTGGCGGAGTAGGGCTCTACTGCCTGACAGCTGATAAAGAACCACGTGCTGAGGTATATGCCGCGGCCACGAAAAAAGACCAGGCCATGATCCTGTTCAGGGATGCGGTGGCGATGGTTGATCAGTCACCAGCGCTGGCGCAGCGGATTAATAAATCAGGCGGAGCCGGGAAGGAGTGGAACCTGGCTTTCCTTCAGATGGGGTCTTTCTTCAGACCCATCAGTTCTGATGATGGACAGTCAGGACCGCGTCCGCATTGTGCACTGATTGACGAGATTCACGAGCATAAGAACAACCAGGTCGTTGAGATGATGCGCGCCGGTACGAAAGGACGTCGGCAGGCGCTGATTTTCATGATCACCAACAGCGGCCACGATAAAACCAGCGTCTGTTATGACTACCACGAGTACGGGCGTAAAGTTGCAGAAGGTTCGATTGAGGATGACAGTTTCTTTTCGTTCATCTGCTCGCTTGATGAAGGGGAGGACCCATTTAAGGACGAGTCATGCTGGAAGAAAGCTAACCCGTCGCTTGGTCACACCTTCACAGACCGTTATCTGAGGGAACAGGTCACCCAGGCGCGTGGCATGCCGTCGAAAGAGAGTATCGTTCGCCGCCTCAACTTCTGTCAGTGGGTTGACGCCGATAACCCCTGGATGAGCAGCGATGTGTGGATGGGGTGCGAAGAGGACTTCGACCTGCATGAATTGCAGGGTGAGGAATGTTATGGCGGCCTTGACCTTTCTGGAAGCCGGGACCTTACCGCGCTGGCGCTGTATTTCCCGAAAAAAAGAAAACTGCTGGTGGAGTTCTGGACACCGAAAGACACGTTGCTTGATCGGGCTAAAACGGATCGGGTTCCTTATGACGCGTGGGAGCGGGATGGATACATTCATACCACGCCAGGGAAAGCGGTTAAGTACGGATTCGTTGCTGAACGTATAGCTGACCTTTCTCAGATGTTTTTTATCAAGGCGATAGCCTTTGACCAGTACCGAATCAAATATCTTGAACCTGAACTGGAAGATGCCAGCGTATCAGTGCCTTTGATCCCTCACGGGCAGGGGTACTACAAAGCCCAGGAGTCAGGGTTATGGATGCCGCACTCTATTGAGCTGTTCGAACAGCGGCTGGATGACGGCGACATCATCATCAAAACCAATCCCTGCCTGCGCTGGAATGCTGCATCAGCAGTAACCGAAGCCGATCAGAAAGAAAACCGGATCTTTGCCAAGAAAAAGAGTACCGGTCGTATTGATGGCGTAGTGGCATCTGCTATGGCTATTGGTGCATCTGAAGGGGATGTTGGGGATGAGGGCGATGTCGATGGATTTTTTGACGAACCGATCATAGTGGGTATCTGATGGCTAAGAATAAACAACCCGGGCGTGTAAAAAGCGCCCTGTTAAACTGGCTGGGAGTGCCAATCAGTCTCACGACAGGTGAATTCTGGCGTGAATGGTATGGCACCAGTAGCAGCGGAAAGGTTGTTACCGCTGATAAAGCGATAAAGCTCTCTGCTGTCTGGGCTTGCGTCAGGCTGTTGAGTGAGTCCATTTCAACACTCCCACTGAAAATATACGTGCGCCAGCCTGACGGTTCTCGAAGGGCTGCGACCGATCACCCGGCCTATTCGGTGCTGTGCCGTCGCCCTAACTCAGAAATGACGCCATCCCGCTTTATGTTGATGGTAGTAGCCAGTATTTGTCTTCGCGGGAATGCCTTCATTGAGAAGAAGTTCATCGCAAACCGCCTGGTTTCGCTGGTGCCTTTGTTGCCGCAGAACATGGTGGTTAAACGTCTCACTACCGGAGCGCTGGAATACAAATACACTGAAAACGGAAACGAACGCATCATTCCGGTTAAAAACATGATGCACATTCGCGGATTCGGGCTTGATGGCGTTTGCGGGATGATGCCAACGATGGCGGGCGTTGATGTATTTGGCGCTGCTATGTCAGTGGATGAAGCGGCAGCAAAAATTTTTGAGAATGGCCTTCAGAGCACCGGATTTTTGTCCTCTGAAAATGCACTGACGAAGGAGCAGCGCGATCGACTGCGCCAGAACCTTCAGTCATTTATCGGTTCAAAAAATGCCGGAAAGCTGATGGTTCTGGAAAATAAATTAACTTACCAGAACGTTACAATGAACCCGGAGGCTGCGCAGCTTCTTGAAAGCCGTTCATTCAGCATTGAGGAAATCTGCCGCTGGTTCCGCGTTCCGCCTTATATGGTTGGGCATACAACAAAGCAGAGCAGCTGGGCTTCGAGTCTGGAGGGTATGAACCTTCTTTTCCTGACGCACACCCTGCGACCTCTGCTGGTGAACATCGAACAGGAAATTGGACGGTGCCTGCTGGACAGCGATGATGAGGTGTTCGCGGAGTTCTCCGTAGAAGGACTGCTGCGCGCCGACAGCGCGGGCCGTGCTGCGTACTATACCAGCGCGCTCCAGAATGGGTGGATGTCCCGTAATGACGTGCGCCGTCTTGAAAATATGCCACCGATTGAAGGGGGTGACATTTACACCGTTCAGCTCAACCTGACGCAACTGAAAAATCTCGAAAGCAGCAATCCTGCTGTTCAGGCTCTGGCCCTGAGAGAACTGCATAACCACGTATTCCCCGATATTTCCTTTGAACAATCTCCGCTGAAACAGGCCGCTTAGGAGCACTTTCCTGATGAGCAAAAAACAACTTCCGGCAGCACCGGCGGGTCGCCCCTGCGCGCGGGTCACCTGTGAAACTTTACCCTCCGCCCTGGATCGCTGGGATGGCGGGATCAAAGCTGCGGCCACCGACGACAACAGTATTTCTGTTTTTGATGTGATCGGACAGGACTACTGGGGTGAGGGCGTAACAGCCAAACGTATCGCCGGTGCGCTACGGGCGATGAATGGCGCCGACGTCACGGTCAATATTAACTCCCCTGGCGGTGACATGTTCGAAGGCCTGGCAATCTACAACCTTTTGCGAGAATACGAAGGCCGTGTGACGGTGAAGGTGCTCGGTATTGCCGCCAGTGCCGCCTCAGTCATTGCGATGGCCGGGGATGATATTCAGATCGGTCGTGGTGCCTTCCTGATGATCCACAACTGCTGGGTCTACGCGATGGGTAACCGCCATGACTTTGCGGAACTGGCACAGTCTCTGGAGCCCTTCGATAACGCTATGGCAGACATCTACGCGGCGCGTTCCGGCCTTGATATGGCAGCTGTTCAGAAACTGATGGATGCCGAGAGTTATATCGGTGGCAGTGACGCTGTGGCGAAGGGACTGGCAGACAGCCTGCTTTCTGCTGATGCGGTCAGTGATGGCGATGAATCACCCGCGGCCGCGCTTCGCAAACTTGATGCGCTGCTGGCTAAAACCAACACCCCGCGCTCTGAGCGCAGAAAACTCATTAAAGCCTTATCCGGTGGCATGCCTGGCGCTGTCACCACCAACGACGGTACGCCGGGCGCTGCCGAAGATATCAAACCTGAAACCCTCAATTCACTTGAAAGCGCTCTTGCGGCGTTAGTCAAATAAGGACCCTTTATGTCTGAAGTAAACGAAATTCTGAAAAAAGTCACTGCCAGCATTGAAGAGGCAACCGGCAAATTCAACGCGAAAGCAGAAGACGCACTCAAAGAGGCGCAGAAGTCAGGCAGGCTGTCAGAAGAAACAAAAGCTGCGGTTGATAAAATGGCTTCTGAGTTCAATGCGCTGCGTGAAGCTGAAAAAACCCTGAAGGCCGCAATGGGCGAACTGGAGCAACATGTTGCCCAGATGCCGCTGGCAAACGCGAAACAGGTTGTCGAGTCCGTTGGCCACCAGGTGATCTCCGCTGAAGCCCTGAAAACCTTTGCTTCCAGCGTGGAAGGCGGTAAGCGCATCAGCATCCCGGTTAAGGCCGCTCTGACTTCGGTGGATGTGCCTGATGGTGTTGTGGAGCCACAGCGCCTGCCGGGTATCGATACGGCACCGAAACAGCGCCTGTTCATCCGCGATCTGATTGCTCCAGGCCGTACGTCCTCCTCAGCCATTTTCTGGGTGCAGCAGACAGGCTTTACCAATAACGCGAAAGTGGTTCCTGAAAATACGCAGAAACCATACAGCGAAATTGAGTTCACGCCGAAAATCACTGGCGTCAGCACCATCGCGCACCTGTTTAAAGCCTCAAAGCAGATCCTGGATGACTTCGCACAGTTGCAGTCCACCGTTGATGCCGAAATGCGCTACGGGCTGAAGTATGCAGAAGAGCAGGAAATTCTCTTCGGTGATGGTACCGGCGTTCATCTGCACGGCATCGTTCCTCAGGCGTCAGCGTTCAATCCGGCGTTCACTGTCGAACAGCAGAGCGGGATTGACGATCTGCGTCTGGCGATGTTGCAGGCACAGCTGGCACGCTTCCCGGCGTCTGGTCATGTTCTTCACTTCATTGACTGGGCGCGGATCGAGCTGACCAAAGACAGCCTGGGTCGTTACATTCTGGCGAACCCTGCGGCGCTGACTGGTCCGACTCTGTGGGGCCTGCCGGTTGTTGCAACGGAAGCGGCTGCCTTCCAGGGTAAATTCCTGACCGGTGCATTTAACGCTGGCGCGCAAATCTTCGACCGCGAAGATGCGAACGTGGTTATCTCCACGGAGAACGCCGACGACTTCGAGAAAAACATGATCACCATCCGTTGCGAAGAACGTCTGGCGCTGGCTGTGAAACGCCCTGAGGCGTTCGTGTACGGCTCATTCAGCACCGGCGCGGGTAGCTGATAACTATTGCGGCCTTCGGGCCGCTTTTTTCGGGGCAAACAAATGCTTGATCAGAATGTGGTGAAACAGCATTGCCGCATTGATACCGACTTTACGGGTGATGATGCTCTGCTGGCGATTTACACAGGTGCAGCGGCCCGGTACGTCCAGACATGGACACGCCGAACGCTCTATGAAAAGGAAAGCAGCCCTGGCTACGCTGACGACCCGGACCCGATACTGCTCAATGATGATGTGAAGGCAGCCATGCTACTGCTTATCGGTCACTGGTATGCAAACAGGGAAGCGGTAAACATCGGGAACATAACTTCAGCCGTACCTTTTGCTGTGGAAGCGCTATTGCAGCCATACCGTATTTATGGATTGTAGGAGGGGGTATGCAGGCCGGAAGACTGAGAGACAGGGTGGTAATTCAGAACATCACAACATCCAGAGACCCTTCTGGTCAGCCTGTTGAAACATGGCATGACGGCGCGACTACATGGGCAGAAGTTAAAGGTATCAGCGGGCGTGAGCTTGTAGCGGCAGGTGCAGAAACGGCTGTAGCCACTATCAGGGTATGGACTCGATTTCGTAACGATATAACTGCTGCGTCAAGACTCAGGGTTGTGACTGGCCCGTTCAAGGGTGTCATTTTAAATATCATTGGTCCGCCGATACCTGATTCTCGCGGCATTCAGCTCGAAATTCTTTGTAAGCAGGGGATCGAAAAATGATTGAGACGAGCCTCGATTTTTCCGGCCTGAATGACATCGCAAAGGATCTGGAGGCGCTTAGCCGCGCTGAAAACAACAAGGTCCTGCGTGATGCCACGCGCGCTGGCGCCGAAGTGCTTAAGGAAGAAGTGATCGCCCGCGCACCAGTGCGCACCGGAAAACTGAAAAAAAACGTGGTGGTGGTGACCCAAAAAAGCCGCCGCCGCGGGGAAATTTCTTCCGGCGTCCATATTCGTGGCGTTAACCCGCGCACCGGCAACAGCGATAACACGATGAAGGCGAATAACCCGCGAAACGCTTTTTACTGGCGATTCGTTGAAATGGGAACAGCCAACATGCCGCCACATCCTTTCATTCGTCCCGCGTTTGACGTCCGCCAGGAGCAGGCGACAGAGGTCGCGATCAGGCGCATGAACCAGGCCATTGACGAGGCGTTAAGCAAATGACGGAAGACGATCTCTATCCTCTGCTGGCACCGCTGGCCGGAGGGCAGGTTTATCCCTACGTTGCGCCGCTCGGCAGTGACGGGAAGCCTTCAGTCTCGCCGCCCTGGGTAATTTTCTCGATTATTACCGACGCGGCCGCCGACGTTCTCTGCGGCCAGGCGGAATCAGCCGTTTCGGTGCAGGTCGATGTTTACTCCAGCACTATCACTGAAGCGCGTACGATCAGGAATATGGCGCTGGAAGCCCTGCAAACATTGAAGCCTGAGAACATTGTCAAAACGCCTGGTTATGAACCTGATCTGCATTATCACCGGGCCACGCTTGAATTTCAGGTGACCGTTTAAGTTCATTCACCATCACAGACCGCTCCGGCGGTCTTTTTTTTATCTGGAGAAATCATGACCAGTAAGTATGAAGTTACAAAGGGGATGACCTTTGCCGTCTCCGACGCACCCGTAACCGCCGAGGATTTTAATGCCTCAGGTTTCCCGGGGGCTGGTGTTACCTGGCTGGAAGCGGCCTGTGCAACAAAGGAGATCACCTTCACGGGCGGTCAAAAAGGGGATATTGACGTAACCACGCTTTGCTCAACTGAACAGGAGCAAACCAACGGCCTCGCCGCGCCTGCTGAAATGAGCATTACCCGTAACTGGGTTGGCGATGAAGCAGCACAGGAGGCACTCCAGACTGCTTACGAAAATGACGAACTGCGTGCGCTGCGCGTGGTGTTCCCGTCTGGTAATGGTTTCTACGTTCTGGTGGAGGTTCGTCAGAGCTCATGGTCTGCTGCAACCTCTTCCGTTGTTGGCGCGACTTATTCTCTGCGTGTACGTGGCAAACCTAAACGCATTTATGCGTCTGGTTCCTGAGCGGCTTCGGCCGCTTTTTTATCCCTTCGACCAAGTAACAAGAGAAAAATGAAATGGCGCAAAAAACATCACAGAATTCATTACGCGACGTGGCGCTTACTGCATCAAAAGCCTATCGCACAAAAGACGGTATCACGGTCCCTGAGTGGGATGGCGCAAAGGTAACGCTGCGTGAACCGTCCGGCGATGCCTGGGTGAAATTCCGGGAAATCGTAAATCCGCAGCTCGCCGAAGGCGAAGAGGCCCCGACGCTGACGGAGGCGGAGAAGTTCCTGCGTAACAAAGAGGCGGATGTGGTTCTGTTTATTGACGTACTGCTGGATGAAAACGGCGAGCGCGTATTCAGTGACGAGGATCAGGAGCTGGTATCCAAAATTTATGGTCCTGTGCATGCGCGCCTGCTGGCTCAGGCTCTTGGCCTCGGAATGAGTCAGGAAGAAGCGGGAAAGCCGTAAAGCAGCCGCTGACCTTCTTCCTGATGTCGCTGGCGCTCCGGATGGGGCGCACTCTGCACGAGCTGCGCCAGACCATAACCGCCAGCGAGCTCAAAATGTGGATCGAGTTTGACCGCATAAGTCCTGTTGGGGACTGGCGTTCCGATGCACAGGCGGCGCAGATCTCCGTTGCAATGCTGAACTCTCAGGGCGGGAAATTCACCATACCTGACGTGATGCTGAAATGGGGTGAGCAGGAAGAAGGCTCTGAAGTCTCTGAACTTGAAGAATGGATGTCCAGTCTTTGACGCCCGCGGCTGCGGGCTTTTTTTATGGGTGAAATATGGCAACGCTGCGCGAGCTAATCATCAAAATTTCTGCGAACTCGTCTTCTTTTCAGTCTGAGATCGCCAGAGCGTCCCGTATGGGGACGGATTACTACCGCACTATGGAACAGGGCGGGAAAAAAGCAGCAGCGGCCACGCGAGAAACTCAGCGGTCTTTGGCTGACCTGAATTCTCAGCTCGCAACAGTACGTTCATCAGCGGCTGGGCTTGCCGGGGCATGGGCTGGCGCATTTGCCACGCATCAACTTGTTCAGTTTGCTGATACCTGGAACCAGCTGAATGGCCGTCTTCGCCTTGCGTCCTCTTCCAGTGAGGATTACGTGCAATCCCAGCGCGTGCTGATGGAGATTAGCCAGCGCACCGGAACATCCCTCGAGGCAAACAGCAACTTATACAGCAGAATTGCGCAGTCCCTGCGTGATGCCGGTTACGCTTCTGCTGACGTCGCAAAAGTTACGGAAACCGTAGCAACCTCGCTGAAGCTGTCTGGCGCCAGTACCGAAGAGGCGAGCTCTGTTATCACCCAGCTTAGCCAGGCGCTTGGCTCAGGTGTTTTGCGAGGCGAAGAATTTAACTCCATCATGGAGAACGGTGGCCGCCTGGCGAAACTGCTGGCTGATGGTCTGGGTACCACTGTTGGTGGCCTGCGAAATATGGCCAACAACGGCGAGCTGACGACCAACAAGATCGTCCCGCTGCTGACCAACGTTGAGATCCTCCGTAAAGAATTCGACACCTTACCTGCATCCATCAGCGGATCTGCACAGAAAGTGCAAAATGCTTTTCTCGCCTGGGTTGGCGGGGCGAACGATGCCGTCGGCGCATCCTCCACGCTATCCGGCGTGCTGGATGGTCTGGCGAATAACATTGATGATGTGGCAAACACGGCCGGTATTCTTGTTGGCGTGGGTCTGGCTCGCTATTTTGGCAATATGGTCGGCAGCGTCGGCCAGTCAACCCGTGCAGTGCTCGCTAATACGGCCGCCGAGGTAGCGCTGGCTCAGGCTCAGGTCCGTGGCGCTCAGGTTAGCGTTGCTGCCGGCCGCCAGGCGGTTTACCGCGCTCAACAGGCGCGCGCAGCGGCGACAAGTATTGAGGCTCAGATTGTTGCCGAACGTAATCTTGCCGCAGCTCAGGCATCCCTGAATACAGCGCTTGCTGGAAGGGCTTCTGCTGTTAACAACCTTACCAATACAGCCTCGGTAATGTCACGGCTGGGTAGCGGAGTGTTGGGCATTCTCGGTGGCTGGCCAGGCGTTATTATCGGTGCCGGTGCAGCGATGTATGGCCTGTATCAGCATACCCAGCAGGTACACCGTGAGGCTGTCGGCTTTGCCAACAACCTTGACGAGATCAACACCAAACTCCAGCAGATGTCTGTGCTCGGCCTTCGCTCGACCGCCGCAGATGCGCGGACCTCTTTACAGGCGCAAAAGCAGGACCTGGCCGACCTCGACTCTCAGATCGCGAAGGTGAAAGACAGCCTCAAGGCGGTTGATCAAATCCAGCAGGATTATAACCGTCATCCGACGCTGACCTTGATTAATACCTTCATGGACCAGGCCGACATCACGGCCAAAAACATTGAACTTACCGATAAGCTGAATCAGCTGGAGTATCAGCGGGAACAGGCCGCTTCAAAAGTCGAGCAAACGCAGAAGCTGGTGAACGATGCCAGCGACCTGGCAACGCAAAAGGCTATCGAACAGGCTGGTGCCGTATCAATCCTGAAAGGTGCGTATGACCTGCTTAACCGCTCAATGTCAGCAACCGCTGGCGCCAAACCACCGCAGTATGCGGGGCCTGTGGTTTCAATGGCTAATGCGACGCCTCAGCAGCAAACAGCACTGGAACGATCACGCCGCGAAAATGAGCTGGCCAGCTTAAGTGGATTAGAGAAACTTCATCAGCAGCACGTTTATGAAGCGGAAGATCTAAAGCTGACTGGAGCACTTTATACCCAGTACATCTACAACAAGGATCAGGCCGCCAAAAAGGATGCAGCAGCAGCGGAGGCAAAAAAAACCTCCACTGCCGCCTCAAGTGCTCAGAGTAAAGCTGAGCGCGCAGCAGCCAGCACCGCCGAGCAATATGCCCGCAAAATGGCCGATCTTAGCGTGGCTATCGATGTGCAACGCGTCAGGGCAACGGAAGGAGAAAAAGCGTCTGAGCTCTATGCAGCGTCGCATCAGGCAGGCACTAAATGGACCGATGAGCAGCGCAAGGCTATCCAGGCATCTTCAGCAGAGCTGGCAAAATGGACGCAAAAAGCCGACGAGAACGTACGCAAGCAGCGCGAACAAGCGGATGCCCTGAAGGATTTAACTGAAGCGGCTCGAAAGTTCAGGGATGAGGCGACACTGACAACCGAAACCGCAGGCATGAGTGATCGCCAGCGCAGCCGGTTCGACGAGACGCAACAGATCGAGCGTGTTTTTGCTAAAACGGACGGCGGCACCGAGGCCATCGCACAACGCGCGGCTGCCCTCGATGACCTGGATAAGAAATACAAGGCTATAGCAGCAGCTGAAGCGGATTGGATGGCTGGAGTATCGCGCGGCTATGCCAACTGGTTCGATGAAATCAGCAATGTTTCTGGCACGGTTTCTGATGGAGTGAAAACCACACTCGACAGCGCGTTTAGTAATGTCACCTCAATGCTGGAAGGCAATAAGGTCAGCTGGAAATCCTGGGGTATCTCTGTTTTACAGATTATCGAAAAAGTCGCTCTGCAAATGGCAGTGGTCAGCGCGATGGGGGGTGGGTCTTCCAGTTCTGGCATTTTTGGCTCACTCATCGGCAGCGTAGGCAGCTTCTTCGGGGGCGGCGCGGGAGCATCAGCCAGCACCGGTACTGCGGTTTCCAGTTACGGTTCGAGCTTCCAGTTTAACGCTAAAGGCGGCGTTTATGACTCTCCATCTCTGAGCGCTTTCAGTAATGGGATCGTCAGAAACCCCACCATGTTCGCTTTTGCGAAAGGCGGGGCCGGAATTATGGGCGAGGCGGGGCCGGAGGCAATCATGCCGCTGACCCGCGCACCGGATGGTTCACTCGGTGTTCGTGCGGTCGGCGCTGGTGGTGGTCAGTCTGTATCTTCGGCGCCACAGGTTTATATCACCATCGATGGCAACGGAAATACCACCACGCAGACTTCACCCGGCCTTGAGCAATTTGGTGCTGATGTCGGTAAATATGTTGATCAGCGATATAAGCAGAACATCATGCGAGATATTCGCCCTGGCGGTGACATCTGGAACGCAATGAAAGGAACCCGATAAAATGGCTATCGAAACTTTCACCTGGTGCCCACGAATTAACGCTGAGGCAGATATAAATTTCCGCGTCAGGAAAGCACAGTTTGGTGATGGATATGAGCAGGTTTCAGGGGATGGATTGAATACCAGAACCCAGCAGTGGACGCTCAACTTTACTGGCAACGAAACCTACATTTCCGCCATTAAATCTTTTCTCGACAGGCATGAAGGGACGAAAGCCTTTCAGTGGAAGCCACCGCTCGAACCTTTGGGTTTGTATCGTTGCGAAACGTATAAACCCACCGGGCTCGGTGCTGGGAAATTCAACCTTGAAGCAACATTCATCCAGGCATTTAAACCATGAGCTTAAACGCAGACTATCAGAAGCTGGAATCAGGGAACGACGTTCGCCTGATTGAGGTGGACGGTTCTTCTTTTGGACTGACGGAAGTTCTCCGCTTTCACAATTACAACATTCCCCACACCGAAGCGGAAATAGTCGCCGCCGGCGGGGATGAGGCCAGGCTCCCGGCGAAACCAATCTGGTGGCAGGGTAATGAATATTCCGCCTGGCCGTATCAGCTGGAAGGGCTGGAGAAATCGACCAGTGGCAGCAATGCGACGCCATCACTGACGGTCGCGAACATCGAAAGCTCTATTTCTGCCCTGTGTCTTGCATACGACGATTTGCTACAGGCCAAGGTCACTATTCACGACACAAAGGCAAAATATCTCGATGCGAAAAACTTCGCAGGCGGTAACCCTACAGCAGATCCGACTCAGGAGAAACTTCAGGTCTGGTATATCGACGGGAAAACGACCGAGCTTGCTGGCGAAACCATCGAGTTTGTACTGTCCAGCCCTATGGATCTTCAGGGGCAAATGATCCCCACGCGGCAGCTTCATTCCCTGTGCACATGGTGCATTCGTAATAAGTACCGCACAGGCGACGGCTGCGACTATGCCGGTACGCGCTATTTCGACAAAAACAACAACCCGGTAAGCGATCCGTCACTGGATGAGTGCAACGGCACGCTGACGGCCTGCAAACTTCGGTTCGGTGAAAGCAACGAACTCTCGTTTGGTGGGTTCCCGGGTACGTCGCTGATCAGGAGCTGATATGCGTCAGAAAACCATTGATGCGATTATGGCGCATGCCGCCGCTGAATATCCTCGTGAGTGCTGTGGTGTGTTGGTGCAGAAAAGCCGCGTTGAATGTTATTTTCCTTGCCGGAATCTTGCCGCGTCGCCGGAGGACAATTTTGTCCTTTGCCCCGAAGATTACGCAGCCGCTGAGGACTGGGGTACGGTGATCGCCATCGTTCACAGCCACCCTGACGCCACTACGCAGCCGAGCGAACTGGATAAAGCGCAATGCGACGCAACGCTTTTACCCTGGCATATCGTGAGCTGGCCCGAGGGGGATTTACGCACCATTCAGCCGCGTGGAGAGTTGCCACTGCTGGAGCGTCCGTTTGTGCTGGGGCACTTCGACTGCTGGGGGCTGGTAATGAGCTATTTCCGGCAAACGCATGGTATCGAACTCCACGATTACCGGGTTGATTATCCCTGGTGGGAAAACGACTATCCGGACAACTTCTATCAGGATTGCTGGTACGAGTGCGGATTCCGTGAATTCGACGGGCCGCCGAAACCTGGCGATATGGTGATCATGCAGGTCCAGGCTGATAAGTGGAATCACGCTGGTATTCTGCTGGAGGGTAATATGCTGCTTCACCACCTGTACGGTCACCTGAGTCAGCGCGTGCCGTATGGCGGTTACTGGCAGGAACGAACGATGAAGATTCTACGTTACAAATCTCTGTGCTAACCTTTTGCAAAACGAAAAAAGGGGTTAGGGATATGAGGAAATTTCTTTCGATATTAGCGTGTAGCCTGATTATTGTTGGTTGCACACCTTCTGAAAAGGATTTTATTGACATGGGGGAGTCCTTGGTCAAAGACACCCTTAAAGATCCGGACAGTGCCAAGTTTGAATCATTTTTCCGTGATTTTGGTGAAAATTCTGGATATGTTTGCGGTTATGTGAATGCTAAAAATTCATACGGCGCATACACGGGTAAAAAACCATATTATGTGCGGATTGAGGTCAAAGATGGAAAGGTCAATAATCATGGACCAATCATCATTATTAATGACCAAGACCAGAAGAAAATTGATTCCTATGAGTCAATCTGTCAAAGGGACTGATTTGCCATGAAAAAGATTATCCTTCCAATTTTTATTTTCCTGCTGATGGGATGTTCTGTTTCTTCACTAGAAGAACAAAAACCAATCCTTTCAGAGCATTCAACAAAAACTGTTGATGAGGTTAATCGTTGCCTTGCTCCTAAATGGGTGGAGCTACGATCTTCAAGCTCAAGCATACCCACTGAATCAGGATACAAAATCACAGCATCAGACGATATATTCGGTGCTCTTTCAGTGGTGAATATCGATAAATCAGCGACAGGCGGAAGCGATATAAAGGTTTATGCCGTTGCGAAAGGATGGAACGACCACTGGGCTACGGCCGCCAGATCATGTCTTTGAAAACCCTAAAATAATCTAAGCCACCTTCGGGTGGCTTTTTTTATGGAGAATGAAAATGTCAGAGGTTATGACCAGAATTGAGCTCGGCGGTGTTTTGGGTAAAACCTACGGGAAGGTTCACCATCGTCTAATAAGAACAACCGCAGAGGCGATCAACTCACTTACAAAAACAATAGACGGGCTGGAGAAATTTTTGATAACCAGCAAAGCAAGGGGCCTGACCTACGCCGTCTTTAAAGATAAAAAAAATATCGGAAAAGATGATTTTGGTTTTCCGGTAACAGGTGAAGTTATTCGAATTGTCCCTGTAGTGATCGGAAGTAAAAAAGCTGGAGTTTTACAGACAATTCTTGGAGCTGTTCTTGTCGTTGCGGGGATTGCAGTTGGAATGCTTTCTGGTGGAACACTATCTGCTGTTGGTTACGGAGCCGCGAAGTTTGGTGCAGCTATGATCGCTGGTGGAGTTGTTCAGATGCTTTCGCCTCAACCCGGGGGCCTGGCCAGCAAACAAAGCGCAGATAACCGTGCATCGTATGCGTTTGGCGGGGTGACAAATACCGCCGCGCAGGGTTACCCGGTACCGGTCCTGTACGGCCGCCGGCGAATCGGCGGGGCAATTATCTCCGCCGGGATTTATGTCGAAGATCAGCAGTAGATAACAAACCTTTTTACAAGCCACCTTCGGGTGGTTTTTTTATGGGCGCGATATGGTTAAAACAATTACCGGACGAAAAGGGGGGAGCTCCAGCTCCCGAACTCCTACCGAACAGCCTGATGATCTGCAATCTGTAGCGAAGGCAAAGATCCTCGTTGCGCTTGGGGAAGGGGAGTTTGCTGGACAGCTCACCGGCAAGGATATCTACCTGGACGGAACGGCGCTGGAAAACGCCGACGGCTCCCAAAACTTCAGCGGCGTAACGTGGGAATTTCGCGCGGGTACTCAGGCCCAGAAGTATATTCAGGGCATTCCTGGTACCGAAAACGAAATCAGCGTGGGAACCGAGGTAACGAGCGCTACAGCGTGGACACGAACCTTCACAAATACACAGCTTTCGGCGGTTCGTTTACGCCTGAAATGGCCTTCGCTTTTCAAGCAGGAGGACGATGGCGATCTGGTTGGTTACTCGGTTAATTATGCGATTGACTTGCAGACGGACGGCGGGACATGGCAGACAGTCCTCAATACCAGCGTGACCGGCAAAACGACGTCTGGTTATGAGCGCAGCCACCGTATTGATTTACCTCAGGCTGGCAGTACCTGGACAATACGCCTGCGTAAGATTACCTCTGACGCTAACAGCGCGAAGATCGGCGACACGATGACGCTACAGAGCTTCACTGAGGTGATTGACGCCAAGTTACGCTATCCAAATACAGCGTTACTCTACATCGAATTCGATTCCAGCCAGTTTAACGGCTCCATCCCGCAGATCTCATGTGAGCCCCGCGGTCGTGTTATCCGTGTGCCAGATACTTACGACCCAGAAACCCGTACCTACAGCGGCACATGGACCGGTGCGTTTAAATGGGCATGGACGGACAATCCCGCGTGGATTTTTTACGATCTGGTTGTTTCTGACCGGTTTGGCCTCGGCCACCGCTTAACAACTGCTAACATCGATAAATGGACGCTTTATCAGGTTGCCCAGTATTGCGATCAGATGGTTCCTGACGGCAAAGGTGGTAACGGTACCGAACCGCGTTATACCTGCAACGTGTACATTCAGGACCGGAATGATGCTTACACAGTCCTCCGCGATTTTGCTGCCATCTTCCGTGGCATGACCTACTGGGGCGGGGATCAGATTGTGGCCCTGGCAGACATGCCGCGTGATGTAGATTACAGCTATACGCGCGCTAACGTTATTGAAGGGCGTTTTACCTATTCGAGCAGCACCACGAAAACCCGCTATACCACGGCGCTGGTGTCGTGGTCTGATCCCGGTAATGCCTACGCCGACGCGATGGAGCCGGTATTTGAGCAGGCGCTGGTTGCGCGGTACGGTTTTAACCAACTGGAAATGACCGCCATCGGCTGCACCAGACAGTCAGAGGCTAACCGAAAGGGGCGCTGGGGTATTCTCACCAACAACAAGGATCGTGTTGTTTCATTTGATGTCGGGCTGGACGGAAACATTCCGCAGCCGGGCTACATCATCGCCGTTGCAGACGAGCTGCTTTCCGGAAAGGTTATGGGCGGCCGCATCAGCGCCGTTAACGGTCGCGTTATCAAACTTGACCGCGTGGCAGATGCGGCAGCAGGTGATCGCCTTATTCTCAACCTACCTTCCGGAGCGTCGCAGAGCAGGACCATTCAGGCCGTGAACGGTGAATCAGTCACAGTCACCACGGCATACAGTGAGACGCCACAGGCGGAAGCTGTTTGGGTGGTGGAATCTGAAGAGCTTTACGCTCAGCAGTACCGCGTTGTCAGCGTAAGCGATAACGATAATGGCACCTTCTCGATCACCGCTGCATGGCACGATCCGGATAAATATGCCCGTATCGATACTGGCGCAATTATCGACCAGCGGCCAATAAGTGTAATACCTCCTGGTAATCAGTCACCGCCAGCTAACATCGTGATCAGCTCGTTTTCTGTGGTTCAGCAGAATATCAGCGTCGAAACGATGCGCATCAGCTGGGACCAGGCGCAGAACGCTATCGCCTATGAGGGGCAGTGGCGCCGCAATGACGGAAACTGGGTGAACATGCCGCGCAGCTCCACCACGTCATTTGACGTCCCGGGGATTTATGCCGGGCGCTACCTGGTGCGCGTGCGCGCAATCAATGCCGCAGAAATTTCATCCGGATGGGGCTATTCAGAAGAGAAAACGCTGACGGGTAAAGTGGGCAACCCACCGAAGCCGGTTGGCTTCATCGCTTCTGAAAACGTGGTATTCGGTATCGAGCTAAATTGGGGATTCCCGGCGAATACCGACGACACGCTGAAGACTGAAATTCAGTACAGCCTTACCGGTACCGATGATGATGCGTTGCTGCTGGCCGACGTGCCTTACCCGCAGCGCAAATATCAGCAGATGGGCCTTAAGGCTGGGCAGATTTTCTGGTACCGCGCGCAGCTGGTGGACCGCAGCGGCAACGAATCAGGTTACACCGAATGGGTGCGAGGACAGGCCAGCATCGATGTTTCCGACATCACAGACGTGATCCTGGAGGAAATTAAGGACTCCGATACGTTCAAAGATCTGATCGAGAACGCGGTGGACAGCAACGAAAAAATTGCTGGTATGGCTGACGACATCAAACAGGCCAACGACGAACTGGAGCAGCAGGCGAAGGATATCGCCAAAAATGCCCAGGACGTCGGGAAGGTTCAGACCAGCGTTAATGAGCTTTCGAGCACAGTCGGTGAAGTGTCGTCTTCCCTCTCTGAGCTTGAGCAGACAGTGGCGACGGCTGATACCGCCTTGAGCCAGCGCATCGATAACATCAGCGTGTCTGTGGACGGTATGACGGGAGGAGTGAAGAACTCCGCCATCGCGATTATTCAGGGCAACCTGGCGCAGGTGGCCGCGCGCAAAACGCTGTCGGCATCGGTCGCCGGTAACAGCGCGCAGCTGGACCGCATTGATGAGGTGATCGTCAACGAGAAGGAGGCAACGGCGCGTTCGCTGCTGAGTTTGCAGACTGACGTGAACGGCAACAAGGCATCCATCAACAGCCTGAATCAGACGTTCTCCAACTACCAGCAGGCTACGGCCACTCAGATAAACGGCATAACAGCCACGGTTAATGGGCATACCTCAGCCATCACAACTAACGCTCAGGCGATAGCGAACGTAAACGGCCAACTCAGCGCGATGTACAACATCAAGGTTGGGGTAACGAGTAATGGCCAGTATTACGCTGCAGGAATGGGGATCGGGGTGGAGAATACGCCATCAGGGATGCAGTCGCAGGTAATCTTCCTGGCTGACCGGTTCGCTGTTACCTCCCAAGCTGGCAGCACTGTTTCTTTGCCATTTGTTATCCAGAACGGGCAGACATTCATCAATGATGCGTTCTTCCGTGATGCGAGTATCCAGTTCGGCAAAATTACGGATTCTCTGCAGTCTAATAATTATGTTGCCGGAAGCGCTGGCTGGCGCTGGGGTAAAGACGGAACGATGCAGAACTACGGGAGCGACAGTTCCGGAGGCATGAAGCAGACTAACGTCACCATCAGCATTCGGGATGCTAACAGGCTCCGTGTTCAGATAGGCAAACTTACAGGAGTATTTTAATGGCCTGGGGTATTCAGACCTGGGACGCCAACGGCAACCCCAACAACTACGGTATCAAACCCGTATCAGTGGTAGGGCGTGTTCAGCTTTCCGAAGGTCAAACTTCGGGAAGTTGGTCCTTTACCATTCCGGCAGGGATGAAAGTCGGATTTGCGGTGTCCCTTGATAAAGGCGCGGTCTCGGTGGGCCGACGCATTATCGCTAACGGGAACACCATCACTCTCAGCACTGCCAGCGAAGTTGGCATTGGAAATTATCCCGCTTCGGAATGTGAGTTGGTGGTTTTCGTGGAGAATGCATAATGGCAGATTATGGCGCACTGATTGCGCTGGAAAGTGGAAATCCGTTTATTACTCCTCAGTCAACGCCGTTTTGTCTGTACAGAAAGGTAGTGGTTAACTCAGTGGCAAATGGGGCATACCACGGTGCTTCTGCGACGGTAGCTCTGGATGCTTCTTATCCGGCGATGGTTTTTTGCAAAACGAGTGATACAGCCCAGCCCACTACAGTCGGGGCAACCCGGTCAGGAGGAAACATTCTTGTTGGTTCAAGCAACGCTTATGGTCAGTCACACACTCTGACGGCGTACATCTTTGCCATCTTTCCACAAACGTTGCCCGACTGGGGATTTGCTGTCTGGGATGAAGCCGGAAAGCTGGTACTGACAAACGAAAGCCGCGTGCTTACTGACCTCGTTACTGTCGGAACACCAGGAGCCTCAACGGGAGGGATTAACATTGATGTTACGTTGCAGGGTAGTTATGCGGTAGCACCTGCAATTCTGGGCTCACAAATCGTACAGAACAACAATACCAGGCCTCCAACAATCGTGAATATAACAGCCTATGCAGGCTGCCGCTTTAACGGTTCGTCGACCAGGATAAATGCCGCGCCTTCGACAACAGCTACTGGTTCTGCAGCGGGAGGGACAACCACAGGAATAGCATTGACGGCCATCAACACCGCAGCCTATGACTGATTGATCGTTTTGAGCGATCAATAACAAATAATTGATCTACATAATCAATTATACCCATCGATTTTGTATTGATATCTTCGAACCTACTGAATTCCTCTGGATACTTTCAAAATGAAAAGGCTAATTATCAGCATGGCGATCGCTTTAATGCTGTCTGGTTGTGCTGGTGTACTTGAGAAACAGGAACCTATTTGCAGCGGCACGGCATATATGGGTGACCATGAGAATAACGTTATGATTTACGGCGTTCGAAAACAAAACAACCAGACTCAATACCGGGCCGGATATCCCTTCAACTGGCGTTGGGTAAGTGCGAACACATTCACAAGCACGACATGTAAATAACTCACGACTTTGAATGCAAACCTCGCCTAGGCGGGGTTTTTTATTGCCTGGAGAAAATATGCTTTATAACACTGGCACCATCGCCATTAACGGAAATACCGCCACCGGGACGGGTACAAACTGGACGGCGCCAGCCAGCCAGGTTCGCGCTGGCCAGACGATTATAGTCCTGTCCAGCCCGGTTCAAATTTTCCAGATCTCAAGCGTGGACAGCTCCACCTCGATGACGGTTACACCTGCTGCCGCTCCGGCACTGAGTGGTCAGAAGTATGGAATCCTGGTGTCCGACAATATCTCTGTAGACGGGCTGGCACAGGCGATGTCACAGCTCATCAAAGATTATGACGAGAACATTGGTGCGTGGGAGACGTTCGCCACCACCTCAGCCAATCAGAGCATCACCGTAACCATCAACGGCGCCTCCGTAACCATCCCTGGCATCGGTAAGCTGGCACAGAAAGGTAGCAACGGTGCGCTTGCTGTCGCAGACGGCGGAACCGCCGCAACAAATGCCGCAGACGCTCGCACAAACCTCGGTTTGGGAAGCTCTGCAACAAAAAACACAGGAACAACGAGCGACAATGTCATGCAGCCCGGCATGTTTGGGCTTGGTCGTCCGGATGGGGCATTAATATTCAACACAACGAGCCAGGATGATCTTCTTGTTGGATTGACAGGGTATGGGCTTACGGTTCTTCGAAATAATGCACAGATACCAGAGCCATGGAATATATGGAACTATTCACCGACAATATTTGCCCGTACAGGTGATACGTATAGCCTTTTTTCAATGCCTTTTCAGTCATCTGGCAAAGTTCGTATTTTGGGTGGTGCAGCAGCAACTGGATGGAATCACAGCAGGGTATTATACGATGATAAAAACACAGTCGTGGATAGCAATGGCTTTATAAAGCAGGCATCCCCGGTCGTCAAAATCTTCACTGATGGTAAGTATGAAACTAACGACGAATCAGAAGGTGTCACGGTAACTCGTCTGGATGTCGGACAATACCTTATTGAAGGCTGCAAAGCACTCAACTCAGACGCCGCATGGGGAGGTATAGACGGAGGGTTTGAGATTCCCACAGACAGGAATAAGCAACCGCTTATATGGCTGGACTACGAGGTTAACGCAGACGGCTCTGTGCTGGTAAAAACCTATCACCGCGAACATTCTTCTGCGCCAGCATTTGCCAGGAATGAGCGTGATGGATTGGCAGATGGCGAGCCGGTTGACATCCCGGCTCACCAGTTCGTCAGCGTTCGTGTAGAAATGCCAGTTGACAGCATCTGGAATCAGAAACAAACGGAAGAGGCTTTAAAGCAGGAGCAGGGCTCGTAAAAAAAACCGCCGCCCATTTTGTGTAAGAATGAGCGGCGGTTGATTGCTCAGTGTTCATGCCCGAGCAAACGCTGTGAATATTACCCGAACAAGATTTATAGGCCAACCTGGCGAACGGTCGGGAACTCAGAAACCAACCACATATCGGACTCTTCAAACATTTCCTCCAGCATGCGATTCAACTTTTCCCGATCGCTTTTGCTGGCATCACTATTCAAGCCGTTCGCCTGCATCGGCTTTACCTTCACTTCGGCAACAGGGAAAATCTGGTGCACCCGCTTCGTCAGCTCGGCCAGAATGATCTCCCTAGCCCCTTCGAGCCCCTCAACATTACGCTTGTCATAAACCAGTTCTACGAACATTACGCGCCCACCTTTACTGTTTGGATATACAGTATTTAAGCTTCAGAGCAATGCTGCGTCAAGTAAAGGTTTAAATCCGTTTGTGTACATATATGAGTACATAATAATTGGTTTGTTGGCTTTTATTTATAATAAAATTAGTTGGTTATGTTTATGGTGCTCTTTGACCATTTAACTAAGGGGACGAAGCGGCAAGAGTATAGCGTTATTTACACTTCTCGTTAAGCGCATTGCCGCCTGACTGGTCAAAGAGTCACCGTTCACGCCGATTTTTCGGCAGTTTTATCCTTTTTTTCCTGAGCCTTAAGTTCGGCCTTACGCTTGTTGGACATGTCGTTACGGATTTGCGCATGGCTCAGCAGTGCAAAGATAAAGGTTCCGCCACAAATGTTGCCTGCGAGAGTAGGCAGGGCGAACGGCCAGAAAAAGTCGCTCCAGTGGAGTGTGCCGTTAAATACCAGATAAAGGATTTCAACGGTCCCGACAACAATGTGCGTGGTATCGGCGAGTGCGATAAGCCAGGTCATCAGGATAATCACCACGATTTTCGCGCTGCCCGCTGACGGGAACATCCAGACCATAGTGGCGATGATCCAGCCGGAGATAATGGCATTAGAGAACATTTCAACCGGCGTATTTTTCATTACGTCCATGCCAATCTTCACGAATGCGTCGCGGGTCGGTTCATCAAAGATTGGCATATACTCGAAGGCCCAGGCTGCAACGCCCGTACCGATCAGGTTCCCCAGCAGCACGACGCTCCAGAGGCGCATCAGTAAACCAAAATTACCAAGGGTCGGATTTTGCATGACGGGCAGTACGGCAGTGACGGTGTTCTCCGTGAAAAGCTGCTGTCGCGCCATAATGACGATAATAAAGCCGAACGTGTAGCCTAAATTCTCCAGCAAAAAACCGCCCGGCACGCCTTCCAGTTGAACGTGAAATATACCTTTGGCGAGCAGAGAGGCACCCATCGACAGACCGGCTGCGATGGCCGACCACAGCAGGGCCATTGCGTCACGCTCCATCTCCTTTTCGCCATCCTGGCGAATATGCTCATGAATGGCCATGGCACGCGACGGCAGGCGATCCTCATCGACTTCTATCTCTTCTCCCCGGTCTTTCTCCTCACTTTCAATCTCATGTTCCTCATTGTTCTCGCCAATTTTTTCTTCGTTAATATCTTTCAT